TCATATCTGGCGTTGCGCGTGACGGTGAGGTGTTCCTGAAGATTGTTAAGGGCAACTATTTGCGTTACGGCATAGGTTTGCAGCTTATTGAGCCTGATTTAGTGGACGAAGAGAAGAATGAGCTTGCTGCAAATGGCAATCAGGTTCGCATGGGTGTTGAGCTTGATAGTAAAACCAAGCGTCCGATTGCGTATTATGTGCTGAATTACCACAAGGGTGATTATGATTACATGACGCCAGCCGCAGAGCGCAAATATACACGGGTTTCTGCGGATGAGATGATGCACATCTACCGTCCAGAACGCGCAGATCAGACTAGGGGAGTTCCTTGGTCTGTTGCTGCGATTGCGTCATTGAAGATGTTGCATGGCTATCGTGAGGCTGAGTTGATTGCGGCCAGAACTGGCGCTGCTAAGATGGGTTTCTTTACTAGCCCTGCTGGGGATGGTTTTACTGCTGATGGGTTTGATGATGAGCAAAATACTGTTCCCATCTATGACGCTGAAGCCGGTACATTCCATCAATTGCCTGCTGGCGTTGACTTCACCCCATTTGATCCCACGCATCCAACATCTGCGTTTGCTGACTTTGAGAAGGCAGTTCTGCGCGGCATAGCCGGTGGCTTGGGCGTAAGCTATACATCATTAGCCAACGATCTTGAGGGAACAAGTTATTCGTCCATACGTCAGGGCGCATTGGAAGAGAGGGATTTCTATCGCACGTTGCACAGATTTATGATCGATCACTTCCTTGATCCATTCTACCGCATCTGGCTTGAGCATGTGATGGATCATGGATTTATACCTATTTCTGGTGAAAATAAGGTGTTTAAGTTCAGTCAGGACGTAACTTGGCGTGGCAGAGGATTCCAGTGGGTTGACCCGCTCAAGGAGATGAATGCTGCGGTTGTGGGATTGCAGAACGGCATCTTGAGCCATTCCGACATTGCGGCTACTTATGGGCGTGATGCAGAAGATACCTTTGCTCAAATTGAGCGTGACAAAGAGCTTGCTGAGCAATTTGGCTTATCTATGGCTTATCAGCCGTTTGGCATGAAGCAACCAGTACCGGCAGAGGTGGATGATGTCGAACAAGCCGACTGATGGAATGGTGGAAGAAGCGAAGCGCGGCCTAGAGTGGCGGCGTGAGTTTGGGCGTGGTGGTACTGAAGTTGGCATTGCTAGAGCGCGTGACATATCCAATGGCAAGAATTTGTCAGACGATACAGTCAAGCGCATGTACAGCTTCTTTAGCCGCCATGAGGTGGATAAGAAGGCTGAGGGGTTTCGCGTAGGCGAAAAGGGTTATCCATCAAATGGCCGTATTGCATGGGCGCTTTGGGGCGGTGATGCGGGTTTTTCGTGGAGCAGACAGATTGCAGAGCGTTTAGATAAGGAAGATCGCGCCCCTGAACTGACTGACGCTGTGAAGGTGGGCTTGGCCAAGAAGGCCAAGGATCACAACGATAAAGTTGGTGATGTTGCGTCTAAGCGCACCAGCACCCGCACATTGAGCGCAGTGTTTCGTCGTGGCGTTGGCGCTTATAAGACAAACCCGCAGAGCGTCAGACCAAACGTGAAGTCACCTGAGCAGTGGGCATATGCCCGCGTAAACAGTTTCTTATATGCGCTGCGCAATGGCAAATATCGCAGCGGAAAGCATGATACTGACCTTCTGCCAAAGGGTCATCCAATGGCTAACGATGAAAGGGGTAGCGCAGATATGGCAAAAGATGATATTATCGGTCTTGAACTAAAAGGATCAACAGAGATGGAAGAGCGTCACATATTGAACGTGGAAGAGACAGATGATGCTTATACTGTCACTTTTGCAAAGCCTGATCGTGAAGATCAGCCAGAAGAAATGCAGACTACTCAGGAAGATGATGAGCGCATTCAGCATTACGATGATGAAGAGCGCCTTGACCGTGAGAAGATGGAAACTCGCGGCATGTCATTTGACGGTAAAGTTGTTGACGAAGATAAGCGCACTGTGCGAATTGCTGTATCCAGCGAAGAGCCAGTAGAGCGCAGCTTTGGCAATGAAATATTAGATCACGATGAGCGCAGCATTGATCTTAGCTTTGCTAAGTCAGGACGTATGCCGCTTCTCTTGGATCATGACCCACGCCAGCAGATTGGTGTGGTAGAGGACGTAAGCCTTGATGGCTCGGCCCGTAGATTACGGGCGACTGTGCGTTTCGGAAGAAACGGGCTTGCCAAAGAGGTTTTCGACGATGTTGTGGATGGTATCAGAAGCAACATCAGCGTTGGCTATCATGTCAACGACATGGAGCGTCAAGATGCGGATAGCTACCGCGTGAAGTCTTGGCTTCCAATGGAAGTATCAGTTGTGAGCATACCCGCAGACAGGACAGTCGGGGTGGGCCGCGCAGCAGAGAAGCCACCCGCAAAACCTATCACTGAAACTCTTATTAGAGAGGAAACTATCATGTCGGAAGAAAACAAGATCGACATCGATGCGGTTAAGGCCGAAGCTACTCGCGCCGCCGCAAAAGATACTGCTGAAATGTATCGCTTGGCTGCAAAGCACAACAAGCGTGATTTGGCAGACAAAGCCGTATCAGAAGGCCGCTCACTCGCAGAATTTCGCGGTGAATTGCTGGACGTAATCGGTAATGCACCATTGGATACGCCAAATGAAATCGGACTTGCCCCGAAAGAGGCCCGTCAGTTCTCATTGCTTCGCGCTATCCGCGCTCATGCAAACCCAACTGATCGCTCTGCACAAAAAGCTGCTGCTTTTGAATTAGAAGCTGCTGCTGCTGCGTCAGACGCGATGGGTGTTGAAGCACAAGGCATTATGATCCCAGCAGATGTATTGCGTAGCTGGAAAGTGCGCGACATGAATACAACTGACGATGCTGGCATCATTGCTGACGATTTCCGTGGCGGCGATTTCATCGACGTATTGCGGAATGCTTCATCAGTCATGCAAGCCGGTGCAACAATGCTGACAGGCTTGTCAGGCAACGTGAAGATCCCAAAGAAAACAGCCGCATCATCTGCTGGTTGGATTTCATCTGAGGGTGGCGCATCTGGCGAAAGCGAGCCTACTGTTGGTCAAGTCACCATGACGCCGAAAGTGCTTGGCGCTCATACAGACATTACACGCCTTATGATGCAGCAATCATCTTTGGATGTTGAAGCATTGGTGCGTAATGATCTGACAGCTTCTATCGCTCTGGCGATTGATCTGGGTGCATTGGCTGGAACAGGATCATCTGGTCAGCCTACTGGTGTGAAAAACACATCTGGCATTAACACACCAACTAACTTTGCTGGGGTTAATCCAACATTTCCTGAAGTTGTAGCGATGGAAACTGCGGTAGCAGAAGATAACGCTCTGCAAGGAAACTTGGCGTATATCTTACCTGCCAGCATGTACGGTGCGTTGAAAACAACTGTAAAAGACAGTGGTTCAGGCCAGTTTGTTGTTGCTCCTGATGGATCAATGAACGGTTACAATGCAATCGTATCAAACCAAGTTACTGCTGGTGATCTGTATTTCGGCAACTTTGCTGACTTGCTGATCGGCATGTATGGCGGTTTGGACATTGTTGTAGATCCATATACTGCGTCTAGCTCAGGCACAGTACGGATTGTTGCACTGCAAACTGTAGACGTAGCTGTACGTCACGCAGTAAGCTTTGCATTCAACAATGATGGTGCATAAGAGTGCTAACTTGGGAGGGCCACTTGGCCCTCCTTTCCAATAAGGGGCGAAAGATGAAATATATTATCCTGAAATCCTGTGTCGCTGCTGGTCAAGCTAGAAAAGCCGGTGACATAGTTGAGTTAGGCGCAGATGAAGCGACTGCGCTAAAGGGATATGGGCGCATTGATAATGCTCCTGAGCCTAAGCCTGTGAAGGCTCCGACTGATCGGGCTGCAAAGCCTAAGACCACAAGGGCCAAAAAATGAAGATTACGCTGATTAAAGACGCATCTTGGAGCGGCAAGAATGGCAAGGCTGGTGCAAGCCATACAGTTGATGACCGTATCGCTCAGAAGCTAATTGATCGCGGATATGCCAAGCCATATGTAAAAGAAGAAAAGGCTGAAGAAGATGGCGCTGCCACTAGCTGATGACCTAGCAAACATATTCGACGTTGATGAATTTGCCACTGCGGTCACTTATGATGGCGGCACGATCAACGGCATTTTCGACAATGAAACTATTCCTGTTGATACGGGTGGTTATGTTGCTGTTCACGAAGAGCAGCCGCGCTTGACATGCAGAACAACGGACATCTCAAGCATAGCGTATAACCAAGCTATGGTTATTAATGCGGTGACGTATTATGTGCGGGCGTGGATACATGATGGCACTGGCGTCACTGTCGTTCAGTTGGAGAAATCATAGTGGCTCACGTTAGGCAGCAAATAAGAGAGCGCATAGTTTCGGTGCTTAACTCTAACGTTACGCTTGTTAGCAACCGCGTATATGGCACTAGGGTTTATTCTTTGACTGACGCTGACTTGCCAGCCATCACGGTTTATGCGGGATCAGAAGCATCTGCGCTGCAAACCATTGGTGTAAAGACATCTGCGCGTGTTGTTTCCATTGAGGTGGACGCATATGTACGAGCAACAACTAATTTTGATAATGATGTGGACGCTATTGCTGTTCAGATCGAAGAGGCAATAGCCAATGACTTCACTGTCAATGGTCTTGCAAAGTCGGCTGTGTTATCCGGTACAGACATTAACTTTTCAGGTGAAGCAGAACAACCAGTAGGTTCCGCAAAGCTGACATTTGATGTAAGGTATGATACAGCTATTAATGACGTTGAAACCGCCAGATAAGGAGACTTTACTATGGCAACTCACGCGGGTAGCGAAGGAACTGTGAAGGTTGGTTCTGACGCAATTGCAGAAATTCGTTCTTTCAGCTTAGAAGAAACAGCGGATACCTTAGAAGATACAACTATGGGCGACACTGCTCGCACATATAAATCATCTCTGACAACATTCACCGGATCTGTTGATGTTTTCTGGGATGAAACGGATACCGCCGGTCAGGGCGCTTTGACTATTGGAGCTTCAGTAACGCTGAATGTTTATCCAGAGGGCGATGCTTCTGGCGATACATATTACAGTGGTTCGGCTATCGTGACAGGCATTACACGCTCTTCATCATTTGACGGTCTTGTGGAAGCATCAATAACTGTGCAAGGTAGCGGGGCATTAACAGCTACAACGGTGTAAAAGATGTCATTAGCGAAACGCATTGCGGCCAAACGCGCAGAACAAGAGAGAGGCTTTTTAGATGTGGAAGCATGGGGCGAGGGGGATGAACCTCTTCGCCTTTATTTCACGACAGTCTCAGCGCGTGATATGGAGCAAATCCAGAGAAAGCACAAAGACTTCATCAACAATCCAACAATGTCTGCTATGATCGACCTGATCATTCGCAAATGTGAGAGTGATGCTGGTGAAAAGGCTTTTACGTTAGAGGACAAGCCTATCTTGATGGGTGAGCCTATAAATCTCATTGCTAAGGTTTTCGGTGCAGTTCTGGAAAGCGTGACTATAGAGGAACACGAAAAAAACTAAGAGGCGATCCTTTTAGATATAATCTGATTGCATTGGCTGAACTGCTTGGCAAGACCATTAGTGAAATAGAGCAAATCAGTCTTTCAGAATATAATGAATGGATCGCTTTCTTCAGGATCAAAGCGGAGCAAAAAGACGATGGCGGTACAAAAACTAACTTTTGAGATGAACGCCGTCGGCAATGCCGTGCCAGAGATGAGAAAGGTGCAGGCGCAACTCGGATCGCTTGACCAAACCATGTCGCGCACAACCCGTCACATGGCTAATCAAAATAGAGCTATGAGATCTAGCGCTGGTGGTATGCAGCGTATGACTAGAAATATGGGTAGTCTTGGTTTGCAAGTGCAAGACGTTGCTGTTCAAGCCAGCATGGGCACTGATGCGCTTCGCATATTCTCCATGCAGGGTGGTCAAATACTTAGCATATTTGGGCCTCTGGGTATGATTGCAGGTGCTTTGACCGGCGTTGGTGCTGCGGTCTTGATGGCAAGTGGTGGGCTAGATAGGTTTCGTGGAGTTTTTTCTGATATAACTCCAGCATTAGATAACTTCACAAATACACTTGGCGTTTTGTTAATGCAATTTCAGCCTTTAGTAAGCTTTGTCGGCGGTGTTCTTAGTGGTGCTTTCAATATGCTTGGCGGGGTTATTGATTTTGTTTCTGATAATTTAGCTGCATTAACCACAGCGGCGGGAATATTCGTTGCAATACAATTAGGAAACATAGCCTTTAAAGCTGCTAGAAGTTTTGTGAGCCTTGCAAAAGCTGTCTCCGCTACGCAGATTTTGATGAGTGCATTAAATGCTGTCACAAGGCGAAATCCTATTATGTTAATTGCAATTGCTGCTGGAGTTGCGGCAGACCAACTTGGTTTAATTACTAAGGCAATGGATGAATTAAAGGAGAAATTCCCTGAGTTCTTTGATGCTGTTAGCGATGCTGGAAGTGCTACAGCAGCTTTAATTACATCAAGTTATGAAGCACTTAATGCTGCATTAAGAACGCCAGCCACGCTAGACATAGGCGGGAATGCTGAAGATGAATTATCAAAAATAACATCAGCAACGCAAAATGCTATGAGTGCATTGGATCAGATGAAATCAAGGTTAAAAAGTGTCACTGATACTATAGAGAGCAGCATGGAAAATGCATTTATGTCTATGGTTGATGGAACAATGACTGCTAAAGATGCCTTTCGTGCTATGGCGCGTGATATTATAAAAGAACTTTATAGAATATTTGTGGTTAAGCAAATAACTGGATTTATCACCAGTGCAATTACTGGAGCATTTGCCCCTGCTTCTGCGGCTGGCACAGGTGGAGCAGTTGCACCACCAGTTGCACCCAGAGCAATGGGTGGTCCCGTTTCTGGCGGGCGAGCGTATATGGTTGGCGAGCGTGGCCCAGAGCTTATCATTCCGAGCCGTAATTCTCACGTTGTGCCTAATAATCAAATGGGTGGCGGTGTGGTTGTTCAGCAAACCATCAACGTCACCACAGGCGTACAGCAAACTGTACGTGCTGAAGTGCTAGGCTTGATGCCCCAGATAGCAGAGGCATCTAAAGCTGCTGTATTAGACGCTAAACGGCGTGGCGGCGCATTTGCAGGAGCATTTTAAATGGCTATTACATATCCTAGATCGCTGCCTACCCACACGGGTTTAATGAGCATTACGCTAAGAGCGGTTAATCAAACTGCTTTAACGATGTCACCATTTAGCTTTAAGCAGCAGATCCATAATCATAGCGGCCAAAGATGGGAGGCCGAAATTCAACTGCCGCCTCAGAATAGAGCAGATGCAGAGCAATGGATAGCTTGGCTGCTTAGTTTAAATGGCATGGCTGGGTCATTTTTGCTTTTTGATCCGCTAAATACCACACCAAGAGGCGCTTTAGGTGGCACTCCTGTTGTAAACGGGGCCAGTCAGGTTGGCGGCTCATTATCCATTGATGGTTGTAGCAATAGCGTTACTGGTTGGCTGAAGGCTGGGGATTACATTCAGTTGGGGGGTGGCGCATCTGCTACCTTGCATAAGGTTCTTACAGATGTTGATACCAATGCCAGCGGGCAAGCCACGATTGATCTGTGGCCGTATATCAGAACTGCACCTTCAGATGGTGCGACTGTAACCACATCAAATTGCGTTGGCAGATTTAGATTGAATAGTGGTCAGCAAGATTGGACTATTAACAGCGCCTCAATTTACGGGATTACATTTGCTGCTATTGAGGTCGTGCCATGACCAGAGTTTTAGGAACTGTAGCGGATGTCCTTGAGCTTGACGAAATATTCCCGTTCTTTGCCATGCAGCTTATGTTTGATGAGCGCAAAACAACATTCAACGGGAGCATTGTGCAACATGGCCCGTTGTATCTTTGGACTGGCCTTGGTGATCTTACGCATGAAGGAATAACCTATATTGGCACAGGCAACATGCTGCAAATCTCTGAGGTTACTGAGACAGCCGATTTAAGGGCCGCTGGCGCCACTATTACGCTGTCGGGGGTTCCATCAGAAACAATCTCCTTGGCGCTTCAGGAGCCATATCACGGGCGCGAGTGTCGCGTTAAGTTTGGCATTTTAGACGCAAACAGAAATAAAACACTGAACGAAGATGGCGATGCTATTCTTTACGAAGATACTTCAGATGTTGATAACTCTGCTGGCACTGTCAGCCTGCTGGTTGATTTATTCACTGGCTATATGGATCGGATGGATATTGCAGAGAGTCCTGATAGTTCGGTCATATCGCTGTCTGTTGAAAACAAGTTGATTGATTTGCAGACCCGAAAGGTCAAAAGGTACACATCTGAGTTCCAAAAGATCCTTTATCCAAACGACAAAGCTTTTGATTACTTAAATGACCTGCAAACGCAAAAGCTTAAATGGGGCGGTGAAAGATGAGCGCCTTTGATAGATATTTAGAGCAATCAAGACAGAAGCCTTTTGCTTGGGGCGATCATGACTGTATCACATTCGCAAACAAAGCTTGCGCGGCGCAAAGAGGTTGCGGGTTTGCAGACGAGTTTCTTGGCAAATATACTACATTGAAGGGTGCGCTTTTAACCTATCAGCGTTGGATCAAATTAACGGAATATGGTAGTTTGATAGATGCGGTAGATGATAGGCTTGAGAGATTGAAAACCAACATTCCACCCATTGGCTCTATTGTTGCCAAACAAGATGATTTATCAAATGCGGTTTTGCCGATTAAGTTTGGCGTTTGCGTTGGTAGGCTGATAGCCTTTGTCGGCGCAGACAGATTAGTTTTGCGCCAGCCCTCTAGCGATATGATTTTCTGGGGGGTAAGCGATGAGCATTGAGGAAGAAGATAGAAACAGGTTTTTCGGCGCTGTTATAACCGGCGCGGCTCTTGTCGCAACAGGCGGCACGGCAGCATTTACTGGCGTGGCTGGGGGGTTAAGCACGTTTTCTGCTGCTGGCGCTTTAGCGGTTGCACAAGTTTCTGCAATTAGTCTTGCCGCTGGTTACGCCTACAGCGCACTTGCAGGAAACACGAGCTTACCCGACTTCCGAAATCAAGTCAGGTCATATGACATTAATCAACTTGGCTCTGCCCTGCCAACGGCTCAAGTCTACGGTGAAACTAAAATTGGTGGCGCAATATTCTATCAAGAGACTACAATCGAAAATGATTACCTGCACAGAATGATTGCGTTTGCAGACCATGAGATAGAGAGCTTTGAAGAAGTATACCTTGACGAATACAAGCTTACATTGGCCGATGACGGTCGTGTGAGTGGTGCAACTGACATTGCTGGTAATGAAATTGATATTTTTACGTCAGATGAATACGCAGTAGCGTATATTGCCCAAATCCAAGAAAAGCTAGGCACAGCAGATCAATCTTACAGCCCGATTGATGGTAGCGAAGTTTGGGACGCAAGTCACACTGCATCAGGCGTTGCATATCTTCACTGCACCTTTTTATTCAGCGCAGACGCATATCCAAATGGCGCACCAACGATTACAGCAGTTGTAAAAGGTAAAAAGCTATATGATCCTAGAACGCAGACAACGGCATACAGCAATAACTCTGCGCTTGTGCTGCGTGATTATTTAATAAGCAGTGGCATAGCTGATGCTAGTGAAATCAACGAAACACTATTTTCTGCGGCTGCAAATATCTGCGATGAAGATGAAACCTTAACGGATGGCACGACTGAAAAGAAATACACTTGCAATGGCAGCTTTACGACTGATGTAGACCCTGCAAAAATCATTGGCACAATCGTTGATACGATGGGCGGCATGGTTTGGTACAGCCAAGGGAAATGGGGCTGTAAAGCGGCAAAATACACGGCTCCAGTCTTAGCTCTTAATGAGGATGATTTTCGCTCTGGGCTATCTATTTCGACGCGAAACAGCCGCAAAGATGGTTTTAATAAAGTTATTGGATTATTTCGCAGCCCAGAAACAAACTGGCAGCAGACAAACTTTCCTAGCATTACCAGCCCAACGTTTTTAAACGTAGATGGCGGGCAGGAAAACACGCTAGAAATGGATTTGCCGTTTGTCACATCCAATGCAACGGCGCAGCGCATAGCTAAAATTGCTCTATATAGAAACAGAGAGCAGCTAAAAATAAGCGGATCATTTGGCATGAGGGCGCTTAATTTAACTGTGGGAGATTTAGTCACGATTACTTACGATAGGCTGGGCTTTGATGCTAAGGTGTTTGAGGTAACTGAGTGGACGTTTGGGCTGGCCTCTGACATGACGCTGCAAGTCAGCATGTCACTGCAAGAAATAAGCTCTGGCATATTTAATTGGGACGCCGATGAGACTGCTTTTGAAAGCAATAATACAACATTAACGCCAGCCTTTTCTGTTCCCGCTGTTGGCCTGTCTCACACTGTTTCTGAAGTGGTCTATAACGAGAAAATCACCAGCACTTTATTTGTGACAGTTTCATCCACCCATCCAGAGCAAATTGATAGCGTTGAGGTTGAGCTTATTAGAACAACCAAAGGCGATGCCGATGTAAACTTTATGGGAATTGTGATAAGCTTTTTGCGTATTATCGTAGGCACCGCCACTACAAGTGAACTGTTTTTATTCCAAACAGATCCAAGTAATCAATATTTTGGAAACATTGCAGACTTGGGAACGCAAAACATATCCATTGATGATGTGATTTGCTTATTGCGCCGACAAGTCGGTCTGGAAAACACGACTGCTCAAGATAATTATATCGATAATACGTTTGTTCCCACGATGGTCAATGATCCAGTAAAATATGGCTCTTATGTAACGGTTCAGCCTTACCAAGAGGAATTTGTCGTGGTCAACAAAGGTGATCTTGGATTGTTTGAATTTAAGGACATTGAGGAAGGCGATTACACTGTCAGAGCTAGGGGTATCAATGCACATGGAACAAAGGGGCCGTGGGTAGAGAGATGACTATAAAAATCGCACCAGCACGAAAACTGCCATTGGATGTTGAGGATTTCAGCGCTGAAGTTAATGGCAACACAACACAACTGGAATGGAAGCCAGTTGCAAGCCCAAATCTGAGCTATTATCAGATCAGGCATTCTGTGGCGACTTCCAACGCGATTTGGAGTGATGCTACTACAGTAGTCGCTAAGGTTAGTAGACCAGCTAATTCTATCTCTGTGCCAGCTAGATCCGGCTCATATATGATTAAAGCATATACAAAAGCGGGTAAGCCTAGCGCTGATTATTCTATTGCTGTGGTTCCAGCCGCTAATGTTAATTCGTACAGCCAAAGCCTGACGCAAGCGGAAGCACCTAGTTTTACGGGTAGTAAAATCGGGCTGACTGTAGCGAGCAATAAGATTTATGCAACGGGTGGCGGCACTGCTCAAAACTTAAATCGATATGATTTCAGCAATTATATTGAAACGCATGACAGCACAGTGAGGTTGGCAAATATTCGCATTGATGCAACGACTGTGCGCAAAGATCTTACAAACGGTCTTTTTGATGCTTTGCCAAATCTGTTTGACGATCTGCCGACAGGGATTGTTTATAGCTCTGACTACAATTCTCAAACATATACGAACACTGGCTTTGATTTTGTCCACAACAAAACAAATCACAACGACACTAATTTGGTCTTTCAAATATCAACAACGGATGATGATCCAGCGGGATCACCTACATGGTCGAGTTACAATTTTTTTCGTGCTGGGCAATTCTCTGGGCGAGCCTTTAGATTTCGTGTATATTTCAATTCAACATCGCAAGGCTTCAGCGCAGAGGTCAGCGCATTAACAGCATATGTGGAGTATAATACCTGATGTCACAGCATGATATGGATATAGCCAACCAAGCGGCGGCTGATTTAAGGGCAGATTTAAACAACGCGCTGCAAGCATTAGCCAGCACAAGCTCAGGAACATCTGCGCCGACTACGCCTTATGCTAATCAGCTTTGGTACGATACAAGCAAGAATGTGCTTTATCTCAGAAATGAGGCTAACTCATCTGACATTCCTTTAGGCTATATAGATCAAGCCAGTAGTGATTTCGAGATTTATAACACGACAAGCATTATTTCTGGCAATGCTTCAACAGGTATAACGCTTCATGGAAATTTAAGTGTTGCCTCTTCGGCTTCATTGACTAATGGGACCAGCCCTTTGGGGCAGTTAATTTCACCCGCTAATTTTAAAACTGCTGTTGATACACTTGTTGCAACGACTGGAATAGGAAACAGTCAAACGTGGCAAGATGTAAGCAGCAGCCGCGCTGTCAGCACAGTTTATCAAAACACAACTGGAAAGCCTATTCAGGTAAACGTCGATACAAACGCAGATGTTGTTCTGCAAGTGTCTAGCGATAATTCTACATATATTAGCGTTGGCACAACCTTGAACGGTGTATCTGCGATCATCCCGAATAATCATTATTACAAAGTCAATGGTTCTGGAACTGTAGGCTATTGGGCAGAATTGAGGTAGAAAATGGCTGATAAAAAGATAAGTGAATTAACGGCACTCACAGGTGCTAATGTAGCGACAGACGATCAGCTAGTAATTGTTGATACCTCTGCTGCTCTGACTAAAAGCATTACGATAGATGAGTTCAAGAACGCCTTAGATACGGCCACTGGCTTTGTCAGGATCACTGGCGACACCATGACGGGTGATCTAAGCATGTCTGGCGCAAATATTACGCTTGGAGATAGCTCTGGCGTTTCAGATGATAGGATTGTGCTGGGAGATGATAGTGATTTGCTCATATATCATAACAATCCCAATTCATTTATCAGAGATCAGGGAAACGGTAATTTTTTCATAACTACTGATGGAAATTACATTTTTCTAGCAAAAGATGATTTAACTAATATGGCTACGTTTCAAGTTGATGGGCCTGTGGATCTGTATCATGCAGGCTCAGCCAAGCTCGCCACCACCAGCACAGGCATCAGCGTAACAGGCAACGCCACCTTTGCTGATAATGGTAAAGCCATCTTCGGCGCAGGGTCTGACCTCTGGATATATCATGATGGTACAGATAGTTATATTGAAGAACGCAATGGTACAGGTTCACTGTATATAGATGCTACTGACCTACAACTTAGATCAACAGCAAATGCTAAGTATTTCAGAGGCATAACAGGAGGTGCTGTTGATCTTTACTACGACAACGCATCCAAACTCGCCACCACCGACACAGGCGTAGACATCACGGGTACTTTGACCAGCGATGGGCTGACTGTAAGCGGTTCACTGCCAAACATCGCTGTTGGCCAATTTATTAATACTGACACGATAAGTGGCAACGGTCTTTTTGTAAAGGGTGGTGGGTCTAATTCTTTAAAATACTCCTTACTCACTCAAAATGGGTCAGGGGCTTCTACCTTAAGGGTAGCCAACAACGGCGACATAAGCTTCTACGATTCACTGGGTAGCAGCCAATCGTTCTTCTGGGATGCGAGTGCTGAGAGTTTGGGCATTGGTACGACTTCGCCTGATAAAGCATTGCATGTAGTTGGGGGAGTTGGTGACACGGCTCTTTTTGGGGGTATCAATGCAGGCACAAGCACTGAAAACATTGGGGGCATCCAGCTTGGAACTAGCACAGACACTGCAAGCAGACGGGTTTGGGGTGTAAAAGCGGAGTCTGCTCTTGCAGGTAATCTTGGGGTTTGGGTATCCGCAGACAACGCCTCAAGCGCATTTAGTGGCACTCAGGTTGTCTCTATCGACAGCAGCGGTAATGTTGGGATTGGGACGAGTTCGCCTAGTGCAAGACTACATATAAAAGAATCTAGTAACCTAACTGAAGGTGATCCTCACTTTAAAATAGAAGGATTAGGATATTCTGGTTTCCATTGGTTAGATGCTACTGCTTACTATATTGGGCAAAACTCAAGTATCAGACAGGTTAGGATTTATTCTGGTGCTGAAACCGCAGGTGTTGCCTTAACTAATGGCTCAACTTCATGGGGGACTTTTTCTGATGAGCGTTTAAAGTACGATGTTGAAAATATTGAGAACGCTGTTGAAACTTTAAGTGGAATAAGAACAGTTAAATATAGGCTTAATAATGTTGATGCGCCTGATGCTAAAAAGAAACTTGGTGTTATTGCTCAAGACTTAGAAGGGGTGCTTGACGAAGTTGTTGATACAACAATGCTTAATGACGATGACACGGAATACATGAGTGTTCGTTACACTGAGCTTATTCCAGTTCTTATTAAAGCAATCCAAGAACAGCAAGCAACTATTACTGCACTAGAAGCACGAATTACTGCCTTAGAAAACGCCTAAAGGAGAAACATTATGGCAATAACTTACACTTGGACAATTCCAACCCTTGAGCGTCACACATCAGATGGTGGCGTTTACATTGCACATTGGCGCTGCCAAGGCGTTGATGACGATGGCAACTCAGCATCTAGCTATGGCACTTGTGGCCTAGAGTATGATGCCTCTGCTGCTGACTTCACGCCGTATGCCGATATTACTGAGGCTCAAGCTCAAGGCTGGGTCTGGGGTCATGTATCACAAGCTGATACAGAAGCTGCTATTGCTAGTAAAATTGATGCAATAGCTAATCCAACTACTGAGGCGGGAGTGCCTTGGGCAGCATAACCTAGAAAGGAGATCAACGTGACTGAAGAAAAAAAGGTCATTACGATTGACGATGTGGAATACACTGAAGATCAACTGAGCGATGAAGCAAAGGCTTGCATAAATCACATTAGTCGATTGGATCAAAAGCTAAATGCTGCTAAACTAAACGTGATAGAAATACAAAGAGGGCGTGACGCTTTCTTTGCGGATCTAAAAATGCATTTGGAGAGCATGGACTAATGGAAATGGACGCACTGTGGAGCATTGCCCTAACTGCTGGTTTAGGCTTAATGGGATGGCTGCTTCGCAGTGCGTATGCTGAAGTTCAGCGCATTAGCATATTGCTAAACAAAACCCGCGAAGAAATGGCGCGGGAATATGTCACGAAAACGGATAGCTCTGCTGTAATGAGCCAAATCGTGGCGCGATTTGATCGCATAGAAGAAAAAATAGATAGGCTGATGGAAAGATGATCTGTGCGCTGGCCGGTATAGCGGTTGGCGTTATAGTAGAAGGTCATGTTCTGTACAACGCTTGTATCTATAGATGCCCAAGCGGATTTTATTATCACTACCCATATGTTATAAGAATACCGTATAACTTTAAATGCCCTCCAGTCGCAAAGGTGGGCAAAGGTGCCTGATGATAGATCCGATCACAGCCATTGCTGGGGCCACACAAGCCTATAACATGGTCAAAAAGCTAGTTTACGCTGGGCGTGAGCTAGAGGACGTGGCTGGTCAGCTAGGCAAGTGGTATGGCGCGGCAGCGGATCTGGGTCGCGCAGAGCAGCAGCGTAAAAACCCGCCAATTTTCACTAAGCTTTTTTCATCAGGGTCTGTGGAGCAAGAGGCGCTTCAAATCATAATCCACCAGAAGAAGCTGGCTGAGCAGGAAAAAGACTTACAGCAGTTGCTAAATAATAGATTTGGCTATGGCACTTGGCGTGAGATGGTGGAGCTACGGCGCAAGATTAAGAAAGAGCGCGAAGAAACGTTGTACCGCCAGCAAGAGCGCAAAGCGGCATTCTTTGAAATGCTACTGCTGATATTACTGCTTGTGATGTTAGCGGCGATTATAGTAGGCGGCACATGGTTGACTGGGCTTGGCGCGGGGTGGTGGTAAATGGCTGACGGTGTAAGCGGGATAGGATCTGCTCCGTTTAACGTGCAATCGGACATACACCAGCAGACGCAGTCGCGTGAGCGCATAGAAGCGCATCTGGCAGAGCAGAGGGTAGCCAAGGAGCATAGGGCTAACCACGCGCATCTGGACGCGCTGAGAGAGCAAAAGTTGGACTTAGGAAAAGCTTATGATAGGTTTGGCACCAAGACCACTGCTGACAGGCCGCAAGGCACAAACATCAACATAGAGGTTTAACATGTCAAATACCTTTGAGAAGATCCTGAAATACAAGCTTATGCCGCGTCTGATGATGCTGGTAATGACGGTGATGTATATACGCTGCATAGAATGGGCGCTTCAACAGCCTGATCTTAGTACGCAGCAGAGTGCGCTAATTAGTGTTGTTAGTGGCGCTATGACTGGCGCATTTGCTGTGTGGTTGGGGTCTGAGAAATGATACAAGCATTTATAGGGCCAATAGCAAACCTTGCTGGATCATGGCTGCAAGGCAAGGCTGATAAAAATGCAGCAGCGGCCAAACTAAAGCTGACTGAGGCAGAGGCCAAAGCTAAAATCATGCTGTCTGAAAAGACCAGCGTTGCCGATTGGGAGCGCATCATGGCTGAAGGCTCGCAGAACAGCTTTAAAGATGAATGGCTTGTGGCTTTGTTTTCTGTGCCACTGGTGCTTTCCTTCTGCGGTGAATGGGGGCGCACAGCCGTTGCAGAGGGGTTTGTAGCGCTGGAAGCCATGCCAGACTGGTATCAGTACACTTTAGGCGTTATAGTCGCTGCTAGCTTCGGAGTTCGCTCTGCAACAAAGTTCTTTAGGGGGAACAAATGACATTCAAATTATCACAGCGTAGCCTTGATCGGCTAGAAGGCGTAGACAGCCGCATGGTGGCCGTTGTTAAGATGGCCATCAATCTAACCAAAACTGACTTTGGCGTTGTGCAGGGTGTGCGCACACTGGAGATGCAGAAAGCATTGGTTGCTAAGGGTGCTAGCCAAACCATGAAGAGCAAGCATCTGGATGGCCTTGCAGTCGATATAATGGCTTATATTTCGGGTAGGGGATCATGGGAGCTAAACCTTTATGACGATCTGGCAGACGCAATGGCAGAGGCAGCTAATTCACTTGGCATAAAAGTACGCTGGGGGGCTGCATGGCAGATCGACTGCATTGGCACATGGAAGAGCCAAGGTCGATCTATGGAAGATGCCATGAACGAATATGTGGATCTGCGTAGAGGTCAGGGTCGAAGGCCATTTATTGATGGCCCTCACTTTGAACTAATGATATGACGATTTGGGGTCAGCTTCGGCTGGCCTCACGAACCACCCAGAAATCTTAATATGCTGTCATCCATAGCCTGCTGCGTAAAATCGGCAGGCTTTATGCGTACCGTTTTGCCGGTTGGTGGGCCACGCAGTATAAACAAACGTATATCCATAGCTACATACGCAAATATTTGCGCATCGCCATTGGCGCGTGTGAATGAGTAGTACAGTGGGCGTTTGCGATCTGGTCGTGGCCTGAAGGTTGTCTTGACCTGCAAAGTGACAAGCTCACCGTTGGCTGACTTAACCCAAAGGTCATCACCCTCCATATCTACCCGATGGCAGCGTATCCCGCGCTGCTCAAGTTCGGCTGCGACGAGAAACTCGCCTGCACGTCCGATACTGTTTCTGTTGGCCACGCATAAAAATACCGCATAATCAATGATTTGACCACGCGGTATTTTGTATCTCTATATTTTGCGGGTGATCTACAAGCGGCGCTCATCCTTTGTGCTAATGCGATATAGCTGCTGGCCATGAATATAAGACGTTTTAACAATCCTACGCCGGTCGCGTAGGGTCTTTAAGCCAAGGTCAATATGCGTCACATCCTGCTCAATCATACTGCACAAATCACCCACAGATAGCTCACCATGCCTCTTTAGGCAGCGCTCAATTTCCTTGCGCAGCTTTTCTATTGCCCAAGGCTTGTGAGAATAAGGGTGCATATCATCCCGTCCAATCATGCGGCGGTGCATCCTTGCGTTTTCTATGACAGCCATTTCTTTCCAGCGGTCTAGCAGCGTCATCTGTTCATTCATAGGCGCTTCTCCAGCATCGCGCAGAGGGCTATGATTTCCTCAGCGCGTTGCTTCATTGTGCGGCGCTCTGGATTGCGCCCAGCATCCATTCGCATAATATCTGCTTTGCGATTAATAGAGCGCACAATCATCAGCGACGTTGGCTGATTTGGCTGTGTATCATCTTCATCAATATAATCGCCCACGGTTGAGCAGTTTTCGATCTTGGTAAGATCCCATTTAGCCATTGTTGTTCTCCTCTATAGCCTTAATTGTTTCTCCTATGCGCTGTGCAATCTGCGGCACAATCGCGTTACCTAATCCTTTAAGTCTGTCCACCCTTCTGGGTATCCCATTAGCCACTCTACCCACTGCGGGTTCAGGGAGCCAGAACTGTGGGGCTTCCCTTCCGATGCTGTCGCCTCTGCCGTTAGCGTTGTTGTGTTGCGATTGTACTCGGCTGGATATGCCCCTTTTTTGCTGATGTGCGCTGTGGGGGTCGGCCACATCTTTACCTGATCGTTTATTGACACTTGACGATTTGCACCTGATGGGCGTTTGCCTCTCTTCAGCGTTCCTCCCCTCTTTCCTGCCGCCGCATCTGGTGTCGCCCACATCTCTGGCGATGATCCAAACTCTGTCTCTTCTGTGAGGTGCGTCTGCGGCGCAAGCTGGAACAATGAACGGCCTTGTGGCGTAGGCTTCACGTTCCAAGTCAGATAACACTTCGTCGAGGCCCATAGAGACATGCCCATAAACATTCTCGAAAACGCACCAAGCGGGTCGTTTGGCCTGAATAATGGAAAATATGTATGGCCAGATATGTCTGTCATCTTCTGTGCCTCTGCGCTCCCCGGCAAGTGAAAAGGGCTGGCAGGGGTATCCTGCTGTAAGGATGTCGCAATCGGGAACATTTCTATTTGGGTCATTGGCTAACTCCTTTACATCTTCTGCAATCGGCACATCAGGCCAATGTTTGCGTAATATTTGGCGGCTCCACGGCTCAATGTCACAGAACAGCACAGGTGTGCTTAACCCCGCCCACTCAAAGCCTAATGCAAAGCCGCCAATCCCAGAACACAAATCAACGTGGCGCATCTGTTTGCTCTGGCTTGCGCTTGGGGCGCACGGTGTTTGTTTCTTCATGCTGAATAACGCATTGCACAGGGCCATATAGGTTGGCTTTGTACTTTTCGATAAATTCTGCGCATTCATATGGCGATGAAAATACCATTAGAGCAATCCATGTTGTTTTTGTCATTCTTGATCCTCCCCGCGCCAATCATAATCATCTTCATCTTGGCAATAAGGACAAGGTTCTGTCCATGTTTCCCATGTTGCACTATCAGGCGTTTGCATAAAGCTGCGGCGCTCTATGCGGCCCGTACCATCACATTCTCTGCAATAGCTCATTGGTACACGCTCATATCAATAGACCACAGCGCCATAGATACGCGCTCCTGATCTGCCTTCTGGCGCACCTCTGCTTTGCATATTCTGCCGTGGCTATGCATATGCTCCAGCACATTACTTAACCTTCGGGTTTCCATATCGACTGCCTCGCTAATGTCTGATGTTTCGCAGTATGAGACCTCTGGGCTGCTCAGGAAAGCAATAATTTCATCTGCTATCTCATCCCAAGTGCGCTCCCTTGGCGCTTCTTCGACTGGCTCAGGGCGCATATCGCCAAACATTTCCCTGAACATTTCCTTCGCAGGACGAGCTTTTTCTACATAGGCGGCAACCCAAGGTGTGCGGTCTGCGTTATACTGCGTATTGCGCACTAAGATGCCGGTGCAGATGTCATCGATCTGAGCATCACATTGCTGAGATAAACGCGGCGAAACATGTACGCTTTCGCCAGTATCAACGCGCACTCCAAATGTCGTGCCGTTGTCCATCATGTGAGTGATTACAAAATCATGTGTTGTTGTGAGGTTCATTGGTAAACTCCTGCAAAAAATAAACCGACAATTAGTATTCCGAAGATGCAGATAGCGCCTATGACATCTCCAAAGATGCCAAGGCTGTTTTCCATATCGCGCAGCATGACGCGGAGTTTTGTTATATTATTCATTTCATTTCCTTTCATTAGGTAGTGAATATATCATTATGCTATCCCTTGACAGTTTGCAAGCACTTATATATCAAAAATATAGCAAAGGAGAATTGCAATGGAATTACATCAGTTGTTGGTGCGCATAGACCCAGATTTAGTTGAGGCTATGAAGATCATAAAGAAAAAAGAGCGTCGTAGTATGGCAGGCATAGTAGAAGGCGCATTGCGGGATTACCTCGCAAAGCGTGGCATTCATGTGGAGCAACCAGCAGTAGATGGTTAATTCACGCGCAAAAGGCGCACAGTTTGAGCGCAGTATAGCCAATTACCTATGGGATAATCTTGGGATTAAGTTCAAGCGTGATCTTGAGCAATACCGCGAAGGCGATCACGGTGATCTAGTGCCAGAAAAAGGCGTAAACTTTCCATTCGTTATAGAATGCAAGCGCTACAAATCTGGCGATGGAATGCGCCCAGACTGGTGGGGCCAAGCCAGTCGCGCCGCAAATCGCGCAGGAAAGCTGCCGTGTGTTGTCTATAAGTTTGACCATCGTGACGTGCGTGTTGTCGTTCCTCTACACGCGGTCATGTACGAAGAAAAAGACAACGGATTTGTCGCTGTCTTGGATTTAGAGGGATTTTGCTACTTAGTTAGGGAGATGATGAATGATTGATCCCAGCATGTCCAACCACGCCTACCATGAGCGTGAAGAAATCAGCAGCAGTGATGTCAAAGCTGCGTCTAAATCATTGGCTCACTGGAAGGGCGCTGTACGCTCTGAAACGCCTGCGCTGGCGCTGGGAACGGCTTTTCACGAGCTAACCCTAGAGCCAAGCGAAGGGCGCGTTATACGCGGCCCAGAGACGCGCAGAGGTAAAGCGTGGAGCGAGGCCAAGGAAGAAGCAGAGGCGCAAGGTAAGGTTCTGCTAACGCAAGGCGATTACGACATTTGTAATGCAATGGCAGAAAGTGCATTGCGCCACCCAAGGGTAGCCTCAATCGTGAAGCATCCAAGCGCAATGATAGAGCATAGCATATTTGTTACCTGTCCAGAAACGGGGCTTGGACTTCGCTGTAGGCCAGACTGCTATGTAAAAGAAGGTGGCCTGCTGCTGGATCTAAAAAGCACTTTAGACGCTGGGCCATCAGAGCGTGAGTTTCAGAAGCATATCTGGTCATACAATTATGATTTGCAAATGGCGTTCTACAGATATGTGCTTGCAATCGAAAAGCTGCCTGTGACACACTGCATATTCGCCGCAGTGGAAAAATCACCGCCATACGCTGTAGGGGTTCACGTCCTAAGCAATGGCGTATTGGATTATGCGCACCAACGAATGATGAATATTTTGCGGCGCATAAAGAAGGCTCAGGATGAGCAGTCATACCCGACTGATTGGCCTGAGGTTAATATCATTGAACTACCAGAATGGTTAAAAGCAAAGGAGCAATAAATGCAATATACCATCAAGAACGTTAAAGCGTTGTGGCCACGTATCAACAAAACCTACAAATATTCCGCTGAGGAACAAAGATCAGTGCCATGTGATCCCAAAGATCCCAATGCGGCATATGAGATGTCAATCAAGATGACACGCGATCAGGCGAAGGTTTTGCTAGATGAAATGCGAAAAGCATATGCAGCAAAGCGCAAACCAGAATGGCCAGAAGAGTTTAACATGCCATTCAAGAAGGATGGCGATGAAATCTTTATCGCTAAGGCCAAGCTTAAAGGCAACTATAACGGAGAGCTAACCGATGGCGTTGGTCAATATGACGCCAAAGGTAATAAGCTGGCAGATGACTTTATGCTAACCACAGACAGCACCGTAAACGTGGCAGTGACATTCGTGCCATATAACATGCGCGATGCCGGTGTGTCGCTCAGGCTGCGGGCTGTGCAAGTCATAGAGCATAAGCCACTGGAACAAGCATCACCATTTGCGGCAATGGAAGGGTTCGTCAGCATTGCAGACACAATGCCAAAAGATGATCCATTCGGGTTGCCAGCGGCCACACCAAAAGCGGCTGTCATAGATGCACCAGCAAGCGGAACATTTGATGATGAAATCCCGTTCTAAATAAACGTAGGGCGCTGCGTGGGAGAGCGCAGCGCCCTTATAAGGAGCAGTATGAATATGGAGTTTATAATGGGAAACAATAAAAAAGACAAGTATCCAGATGCACAATGGCACGTCTGGGGCGAGTTAATAGCCAATCAGCTAGGGCTGAAAAGGCATGGCAGCGAATATAAAGGGCCATGCCCGAATTGCAACGGGAATGACCGCTTCTGGGTCAAGGAATATAACGGCAATGTCAGCGTGAATTGCAGGCAATGTGGTGACTGGAAGGCAATACAAAAAAGACTGCTGGACATGGAGCTATGGCCAATCATGGAGGTAAGCGATTGGCCAAGTCTGCCAAGCGCAAAAAACCCGTTCAAGGATGAAACCCCAAAGGCTTACCATGAGCGCAAAGGAGTGCCGCTAATAGGCGCTCAGGAACTAGACGGTAACGTAGTTGTGCCGTTCTATCACCTAACAGATGGCAAGCTGCAAAAGGCAGGATCGCAAAAGATTAGCCCAGATGGTGATAAGAAGTTCAACAAAGGCAGCAAAACGGAAAATGCATTTGCTGTTATAGGAGGCTCCGCTGAGGGGCTGACCTATATTGCAGAGGGTTGGGCCACAGCAGTATCAGTTCACATAAGCACCGACAGGCCGTGTATATACGCGCTGAGCAGCGGTAATCTACCAAAGGTGGCAGCTATCCTCCAAGAAGCCAAACCAAACGCCACGTTTGTCATAGCAGCAGATAACGATAGTGCAGGCATAGATGCAGCAAATAAAACAGGATTGCCATATAGAGCGCCGCGCAGAAAGGGCGACGATTGGAATGACGTTATGCTGCGCGATGGCAGACCAGCAGTGGCCGCTGAGTTGCAGAAGGTGCGCAAAAAGAGGGAGCTATTTGTTCCGCTGGGGGATCTGGAGTTTAAAGCGCCAGAGTGGATCATAGATGGTTTGCTAGAGAAGAATACATTTGCAGTATGCTTTGGCGCTCCAGCAGCAGGAAAAACGTTCCTCACGATAGATATGGCGCTCTGCATAGCTGCACAGAAAGAGTTTCACGGTCATGCAGTGGATGGCGGGCCAGTATTTTATATTGCCGGTGAAGGACATAATGGCTTTGCTAGACGTGCCGCAGCATGGGCAGCAGAGAATGATGTCAGCCTCAAGGGGCTACCCTTCTTTAAATCAAGCCGCTCCATTGTGCTGACAGATGAAGAGCATGTGCAAGAGCTACGCAGCGTAGTGGATAGCATGGTTGAAGAGCATGGAGAACCGGCGCTAATCGTGATCGACACGCTGGCAAGAGCAATGGGTGCAGCAGACGAAAATAGCACCCAGCAGATGGGCGCAATCATTAGGGCAGTCGATGATATGCGGGATGATTATTCCTGCACTGTGCTGGCAGTACATCACACAGGACACGGCAATAAGGATCGCGCTAGGGGTAGCTCTGCGCTTCTGGGGGCTGTCGATTGCGAATTTATGGTGGAGAAATGGGGCGACGATCAGATCGCCAAGGTGGAAGTTAAGTGGACAAAAATGAAGGACGCCATGATACCTGAGCCAAAAAACTTCATTCACGTGGAGAAAGAATTGATGGGCGCAGATGGCAATCCTGCAAAGTCAGTGGCGCTCATGGAGATACAAGATAGCCGCAAAAGCATGTCAAAAGAAGATCGTGCTGAAGATGTCGTGAAGGACGAATATCACAAAATTGTGGAAAATTTCGGTGAAAATTGGGTGTCCAGACGTGTCCTAAAAGAGGCTGTCTCAATAGAGCTAGGTGTGTCTCAAAGGACAGCGGATAGACATATCAAGAGGCTAGTGGATGTCCAACAATTTCTCATAGATAACAATAAGTTATGCAAAGGTTGGACATGAAGGACAAGCAGTTTGGACAAGTGTCCAACCATTTGGTCATCTTTGGACAGACAGGACACACCCCTAAGGGGTGTCCAAGTGTCCAAGACTGGGATTTTGACTTATGACGTTTGAAGAGAAGGTTAATGCAATTTCATGCTTGGAGGAGCTAGAAGGCTTCGCCAATCGCAGAAAAGTGTTGGGCGTGGATCTGCCCAAGTGGAGCGAAGAAGAGCGTCAGATCATCCTGATGCGGAAATATGAACTGCAAAGAAATAATGTAGGGTCGCAGAAAAAATAATTAAAAAAGTGATTGCATTATGATTTCGGCGTGATATAAACGAAATGAGCGAGACAGGGCTGCAACCCATAATCTCGCTCTAACTCAAATGGTGAGGTGGTTATACCATCTTG